CAAAAAGAAAATCATCGTCAACCCGGAGACCGGCAATCTTCTCGTCGAGACGCGATACCATGGCGGCTTTATTATCGACGAGAGCGGGAAGAACCCGCCAATGCCTGCCGTCATTCCCTTCTCTTCGACTGGACACACGGTCGCGAAGGGGTGGAACTTCCTAATGTCGCAGAAGATGGCTGGTGGTCAGCGAGCAGATGCTTGGGCAGTCTACTACCGCATCAAGACGAAACTCAAGACACGCGGCTCTCAAAATTGGTACATCTTCGATATTACTGATGCCGGTGAAATCGACCCGGCGACGAAGCAGCCATCCACATATTGGGTCCCCACAGTCGAGGACTACAATCGTGGTAAGGCTCTCTATGACTCGCTCGCTTCGGGCAAGGTCAAGTTTGAGCAAGGCGTCGCTGACGATCATGGCGCCGAAGACGACGACGACAAGATGTAGTCAAATGAAACGCGGTCTGGCGATGGTAGAGATTGCTGAGTTCAAATCTCTCAGGTGTGTAGCGTGGATTCATCCTCTCCGCTCCACCTCCGTCCAACTGATTGCTGGGGTAACTCAAACTCGGGAGCCACGTTCATGATTATTGTCGGCGCTGGAATGGCTGGACTTCTCGCGGCGAATATGTTGCGAAAGCACAAGCCTATCATTTACGAAAAATCTAAGGAGGTTCCAAACAATCACAATTCTGTTTTACGCTTTCGCTCGTCGATAGTTGGAGACACGCTAGGAATTCCCTTCAAGAAAGTGAATATGATTAAGACGGCTGTGCCTTGGCTTAATCCCGTCGCGGACGCGATGGCGTATTCATTTAAGAACACCGGTGTGCGGCGTTCGGATCGCTCTATAACGTCTGGCCTCGTCTCAGAGGTCCGCTACATCGCTCCTCCGGATTTAATTCAGCAAATGGTTTCTTGGTCCGGCAACATCTACCTTCAAAGAGAATTTGATTTTGATTCTCCTCCTACAATTCCAATAATTTCTACAATCCCAATGCCTTTCCTTATGCAAGCTTTAGATTACAAAGATGATACATGGGACGGCAATTTCACGTGGACTTCAGGAGCTACACTTAGAGCAAGGATCAAGGATTGCGATGCTTACGTCTCGTTGCTCGTTCCAAGTCCTATGTTCAACTTCTCCCGCATCTCGATTACTGGCGACGAGCTTTTCATTGAGATACATAATCAAAAGGATATTCAGTTTGAGAATGGTCTCGTCAGGCAGGCAGCTACTTTATTAGGAATAGATCAAGAGCAATTCATAGACGTAGAATTAAAGCCGCAGAAATTTTCTAAGATAATCCCAATCAACGACATAGCGCGAAAACGTTTCATGCATTGGGCTACGGTTAACCATAATATCTATTCACTCGGACGCTTCGCGACGTGGCGCCCTAGCCTTCTTCTCGACGACTTGGTGAATGATATTCGGCTAATCGAGAAGTGGATTACTCAAGGTCACAAATACGAGGTTGCAAAAGTTTCATGAATCCTTGAAGAGAGGATGAACCGGCATCTAAGGATGCCTAACAACGGAGAACTACCATGTTGGATAAAACGAAAGAGACAACTAACGTATCTATCAGCGCACCAAACTTCCAGTCGGCCAAAGTGCGGATCATCGGCACAGCTCCGCTGGTGATGAACAAAATGTCTTCGGCTAATCGTAAAAAGATTATGGACAAACAAATTCTCGGCAGCCAAACTAAAAAAGGGCAAAAGCGAGAGCCAAAGGACTTTGATGCAATCTATCGCGGAGCGATGCACATCAGCGAAAAGGGCGGCTGGCATGGAATTCCAGCGTCGGCATTACGAACCGCAATGGTAAGTGCTTGCCGTCTCGTTGGCTTCAAAATGACAATCGCCAAGCTGTCGGTCTTTATCGAAGCTGATGGGATTGACGTTGACGACGGACAACCTTTGGTCCGACTTACAGTCGGCAAGCCGGTTCGGAAAGATATGGCTGTGAAGTTGGCCGATGGAAGTACTGATATCCTATCGCGTCCCTTCTTCCATCCATGGGAAGCGCAACCGACATTACGTTGGGATGCAGATCAGTTTTCTGCAACCGACGTTATCAACCTTCTGTCTCGCGTCGGAGGACAAGTCGGCATCGGTGCTGGTCGTCCGGATTCAAAGTTCAGTTGTGGAATGGGATGGGGAACATTCCGCGTTGAGTCGTAACTGAGCAGGTGGAGCCTGGCATAGCTAAGTCTGGTGTAGTGAAGCGCAGTGGAGCAAAGCAGGCAAAGCGTATCGTAGCACAGCGCAGTCTAGCCAAGTGCAGCGCAGTACAGCGAAGCGTAGCAAAGCAGGCCAAGCAAAGCGCATTGCAGTCATGCAAAGCCCAGTAAAGTAAAGCAGGCGGAGCGTAGTGAAGCGTAACGAAGTGAAGCGAAGTTGAGTAAAGCAGGCGTAGCGAAGCGCGTCGCAGTTAAGTAGAGCAGAGCGGATTGAAGCTTAGTAAAGCAGGCCCAGCGAAGCCTAGTGGTGTCCAGCCATGCAAGGCGAAGCGAAGCAGGCGAAGCGTAACGAAGCGAAGCGAAGCGCAGTCAAGCAAAGCAGGCGAAGCGGAGCGGAGCGTAATTGAGCGCAGCAAACCAAACCAAAGAGAGGGCGACAAATGTCTATCGAATCAGAACTAAAAATGATCCAAAAGCAAAATGGCGGTCTACTTCTAGTAGAGGACGGAGTTGCGTGGGCAAAGGCTCATCCAAAATCTGAATTGTATTCCGCGCTAGAGTGGGATGATAAAAAGGCCGGTCACGAATATCGGATTTGGCAAGTTCGTCGGCTAATTTCTATTCACATCAAAAATGAGGTCGGCGTAAGGACTACAGTCAGCCTTACAATTGATCGAAATAATGGCGGAGGTTATCGCGATGTGAGTGATGTCATGAAAAGACCGAACTTGCGTGAGGTCATGTTGTCTGATGCTCTTGATGAATTAGAGCGCATACAGAAAAAATATGATGGAATTGTAGAGCTAGCTCGCGTATGGGAAGAAGCTGACCGCGTTCGAAATAGAAAAAAGAAGGCGGCATAAAATGAAAGTCTCCCTTATCGACTACACCGGCAGCGGTCACGAAGACCCGGCTGACTACGCAGCAACCGTTCTGATATTCACGAAGTCCACTCGCCTCGAAATGAAGCCGGGACTTTTCGATGAAATCTGGACGAATTGGGACAGCGCTAGGAAACTAGCAGAGCTTAAGTACATGGCCAACACAATTCCCTCCTCTTGGGAGTTCGTCGACTACACCTTCATGATTGAAGGCGTCACTCGTGCCTTCACCCATCAGTTCGTCCGCTCGCGGCAATTCTCCTTTGCTCAGCAGACGATGCGCGTGTTGAATGTAGAAGGATGGGACTATCTAACCGGACCTAGCATCGACAGTCGTCTTCTTAAGACTGGAGAGAAGGACGCAACAATCAAGGATAGCTATGACGGCGCCATGACTTTTATCGCGGATAGCTATGACGAGATGATAGATGCTGGAGCTAACATCGAAGATGCTCGCGGCATCCTACCAACCAACATTCTTACCAACATCGTCGCGAAATGCAATATGCGAACGTTTGTGGAGCTAGTCCGCAAGCGATCTTCTCCGAGGACGCAGGACGAATATCGAAGAGTGCTCGACGCGATGAAGGAGGAGGTCCGAAAGGTTCACCCTTGGATTACTCTTTTCGTTGAACGCGACTTCGACCGAGCTGCAAACGATCTTTGCAATGAAATAAAAGTCCTCTCCGAAACCGGACTGTCCAAGGACGTAGCAACCCGTTTAATCAAATACGTCGACCAGATGCGAGGTCAGTCATGAGCGAATTGACAACAAAAGGAAGACTTGCCCGCGCCGTTGTTGAATGCAGAACGACTGCTGAGCTTTGCGCAGTCGGCTTCGCTCTCGTTCTAATTGGATGTGCAAAGCAAGGCGATACGATGCAAGAGAGCGTTGACAAATATCGGATCGTCACAGGCGAATTTGAAAAGAGCCTTCGTGACGAGTGGGACGAGCTACGCAGAGCGGCTGTTGAAGTGGAGTGCGAATGATGCCTTATTATAAAGAGCAAGGCGAAGAGCAGGAAGAGCGAAAGCACGTAGAGCGATTGAAGCGTGCCAAACAGGACTTCTGCCGTCTTGCCCGAATTAAGCTAGACGAGAAACACGACTTGATCTATGCGCATGATCCTGACATGATCCTGGCACTTTCCCGGTTGATTGAGGCCATTGTCACCAAGAGGCTGAAGCCGGTTCGCTGTATGGTCGAGGCCCACGAGGAGAGCGGGACGCCAGTCACAGCTTTTACGATAGAGCTTGCAGATTTTGGGGACTAGTCATGACCATCCACGGCACACCATTATGGGCAATGCGTAACAAAATAGAACAAACAGCCAAGCGAGAGGATAGATACATCGCACGCAGAAAAATATACAAATCAAAAACGATGGAAGAAAAGATGAAGGACCCTAACTACGTCGCCGCTGTTGAGTTCAATAAAAAGCACGGACTTGGCACTAAAGGTTGCACGCTCCTTGGCGGCTATTGCAGAGGCGCAAATAAAATTAAGGGCCGTCGTCCTCCTAGAAAAGTTAAGGTCACTTTGCCTGAAATTAAAATGCCATTGGCTGAGGATTAATTAAGATGATGAAATATATTCTCGTAGATATTGACCACACTCTTTCGGACGCGTTCTGGCGCGATACGATGATTGGCATTTCGACTTGGGACGAGTACCACGCCGCTTCTGCAAAAGACGCTCCGCTGCATGATGTGGTTGAACTCATTCGTAAGCTCCACCTCAGATATCACATTATTGGCTTCACAGCTCGTCCGGAAAAATTCCGGCAGCTTACAATGAAGTGGTGCCTGAATAATAAAGTGCCGCTCGACGAATTGCTAATGCGGCCACAGGAAGCCTTTGAGCCTGCGCCGAAGATAAAGAAGGCACTTATTGAAAAAAGGTTTGGCGAAAATCTCAGCGAGATAGCGCTCGTCCTAGAAGACCGAGAGGACGTTTGCGAAACACTAAAGGGCATGAGCCTAACAGTTCTGCAAGTTCATGGGAGGAGAGGATGTCAAGGATTGTAATCACAGGTCACAAGAGCGGACTTGGAAGATGGATAGCACAAGAGCTGGAAGCTGCCGGCAATGAAATCATCGGCTGGTCGCTTCCAGATGTTGATGTGCGCTCAAAAAATTCAGTTTATGAAGCTTCTAGAAAAATTGACAGGCTAGATATTTTGATAAATTGCGCTGGCGTAAATAGCATCGAGTATCTACCGCTGATGCTAGAGGACGAGTGGGACCGCGTAATGGATACGAATGCCAAGGGCATCTTCCTCACCAGTCAGGCTCTGGCCTATAAGCTAAGAGGAGGAACAATCCTGAATATCGTCTCTAACGCCTCGCACGTTCCGATGACTGCATCTGCCGCTTACAACGCCTCGAAAGGAGCGGCGAGTATTCTTACCAAGCAGCTTTCGCGCGAGTTGATAAAGACACACGACATAACCGTGTTCGCAATATCGCCTAACAAGCTCAGCGGAACCGGCATGACGGAGGATATAGACGAAGCCGTTTGCCGCCTTCGTGGCTGGACGCGCGAGCAGGCGCGAGCGTATCAGCTAGCTTCTCTTCCGGCTGGTGAGGAGACTGATCCTCAGACCCTAGCAGAGTTCATCACATTCCTTCTCTCCACCAAGCAGCGGCACAAGTATCTAGCCGGTTGCGACATCCCATATGGATTATAAAAATGAAAATGGATCAGGTTGCCTACTACTGTTCAAACGACGAAGCTGAAAGGCAGATAAAAAATCTTTTCGGGCTGTTGGAAGCGGCTTGGGTCTGTGATACTGTTACGGCAACGAGCTACGTTCGCGGCGAAGGACCAGCAGTCAACGTCGCCAATCTTCAGTTCAATTACGATCTTGGAGTTGAGCTAGAATTAATCCGCTACACTAAAGGACCGAATTGGCACGATCCGATTATGCGACACAGACCTTTCATCAGCCACATCGGAATTCATCTTGATGATGGAGAAGATTTCCCGACTATAAGTAGCAAGCTCGTTCAGGAAACCTTCACGATAAGTCACACTTCGCACTACCTAACAAAAGGCGCTGCTGCCGGAAGGAAGTACCACTATAAAATTTTTGAAATCGCACCGGGCAACTTCATAAAATACATCAGGAGAATACATGCGAGCAGATGAAATCCTAGCAGAAGCTTCGAAGACGTATAAGGAGCGCAACAAGGTCTATGGTGACAATTTCCTTCGCGTGGGAGATTGCATCGCTGCGATGTTCCCGGAGGGAGTTTTGTTAAAGACGCCGCACGACCAGAACCGATTTCAAATATTCAATTTGATCTTGGTTAAGCTCTCGCGCTATGCCGTCAACTGGAATAAAGGCGGACACAGGGATTCAATCCACGACGCCATGGTCTACTCGGCAATGCTGGAGGCAATAGATGGACCCGGATTTCAACCCGACGAATTGGAAAAAGGTGGAGCATGACTTCTTTATATACGCCGACGATCATGGCTTTGAATTTGCGGAAGTGGACGAAGAGGACTATCTGCACTTCGTAAAGTGGAAGTGGCACGTAAATCAACCACACGCTAAACGGAACGGCAAGAAGAGATATTTACGGCGCTCAAGGGGTGGTGGAGGAGCTTATTTGCCACCGCTCTATTTGCACGTAGAGATAATGAAGCGCACCGGTATAGAGCCTCCAGACGAGCACCACTTGGTCGTTGACCACATCGACGGAAATGAATTCAACTGCAAGCGCTTCAATTTACGCTGGGCAACTTTTAGCATGAATAATACGAATAGAAGGAGAGTGCGGTGAAGGCTCTAATCTTTGACACCGAGACGACGGCATTGATCGACAACCGCACGGTTAAGCTAAACAGCCAGCCGCACATCATAGAATTCTACGGTTGCGTTGCCGATTTGAAATCCGGAAAGGTTGAAAAAGAATTACATCACTTGATTAAACCTCCGATAAAAATCATGAAGGAGATAACAGAGATAACAACCATTGATGATGAAGCCGTAAAGGACGCTCCGCCATTCGCCAAGGTCGCAGATGATATTTTTAATTTCCTTCAGTCCGAGAAAATTATCATCGCGCACAATCTAGCCTTTGACAAAGAGATAATTGAAATTGAGGCGGAGCGACTAGGGAAGACTTTGCAGTGGCCGAAGAAATTAATCTGCACGGTGGAGCAGACGATTTCACTCAAGGGGTTTCACCTTGCGCTGGCTAATCTTCATGAGCACCTATTCGGAAAGACTTTCTCCGGAGCGCATCGCGCTAACGTCGACGTTGAGGCTCTCCTTCGCTGTTGCGTAGAGCTTTACAAGAGGGAAATCCTATGAGCAAGCTGACAGAGGTCACAGTTCAAATTCTATCTGAAACAGAAAAGGCGGTGATGGTAACGGACGACGGCAAGCGACACATCTGGCTTCCTCGTTCGCAGATCGAAATTGATATGAAGGATGATGAGCTGGCAGAGATAACTTTGCCGGAGTGGCTAGCGAAAGAAAAAGAACTGATATGAGAATACGCACCGGCTTCAGCTTTCGCA